GAAACCATCAAAATCGCCATTAATATTTTTTGATTTTACACCAGCTTTTAATTTTTCGATTTCAGCGTAATATTTTTCTATATTTTCAAGCTGTTCAGTAATTTTAAGTGATAATGCTGATTCACTGATTTGATCATAAGAATCAGCTAATCCTTGGTTTGCAGTTGTAGTATCAAGTGCCCACTGTCTTGCTTGTGCAGCTTGCGAGCTAAAGAAAATTAATGATGTAGCGGCTATTCCAATTACGCCAGCAGGCCCACCAAGTAAAGCCATTACACTTTGCAAACCTTTTGCCGCCATCGCAGCAATGTTAGTTGCCGTGGCAAGATTTCGTTTTGCAGTAGCTTCAGCTTGTGCAAGTGCAATAATTTGCGCTGACTGCACTTTCATTCTTTCACGCAATGCAAAGCGTGTTTGTTCCGATTGCGCAAGTTGAAATTGTGCGTTTAAGCTTGCCATTTCAACCTGAGCCGCTGTACGCATTGCAGTAGCTTTTGTTGCTATGGCTCTTGCCTCAGCAATATGCGCTAGAGCATTTTTTGCACTGGCATAACCAGTTTTTAATAGTTCTAAGCCATATTTGCTAAGATGACCGATAGCAAGTGCAGCTGTCAGCGATCCAAGACCAATAATTAATTCTTGGAGATGATCGCTAACAAAATCGACCCCAGTAGCTAGTTTTTGCGTAACACCTAACGCACTATTTGCTTCACCTGAAAACTTAGTTATCGATGTCTCTAAATTTGTAAAAGACATTGAAAGCGTTTTAACGCGTTTATTAAAGTCATTATCTACCGTATCTCGTGCTTTTATTAAAGCTTGGATAACGGTGTGAATGTCTAATTGCCCTGCTTTAGCTAAGTTTTTGAGCTCACCAGTTGTTACGCCAAGCCCTTTAGCTATCGCATCGGCAAGTCCTGGAGTTTGCTCAATCACAGAATTAAGCTCATCACCGCGTAATTCAGCACTTCCTAATGCTTGCCCAAATTGCATTAATGCTGCTTCTGCTGCACCTGCACTAGCACCTGAGATTGCAACAGATTTTGCGACAGTCTCAGTTAATTCTGAGACTTGTAATTGAGATAAATTCAATCTATCTGCATTTTGCGCAAAGCGTTGATAGATTTGAGCAGTAGCGCCAACAGCTTGATTAGTTTTCAAAGAAATATCAAACACCGATTCTGTCGCAGCCACCATAGCTGTTTGGCTATTTGTTACTAAGCGAATACGGTTTTGTAATTCAGTATAACTATCTGCGTATTTCATCACATCAGAAATACCAGATGATAAATAGGAACCGCCTGAACTTATAATACCAGCCCAAAAAGTACGGCTTGTCGTTTTATTAATTGTATTTGCCGCTTTCTCTATGTTATTCAAATATTGAGTTGTACGCTCTGAGAATTGTTTTGCTTTGGCCTGAGCTTTTGTAAAATTCAATTCAAATTGTTTGGCGAACTTTTGCGTTTGATAGGATGATTTATCAAGCGCCTGATTAAACTGAATTGAGTCCAAACTCAAAAGAATATTTAACGAACCTAAACTTGACATATTCCCCTCATAAAAAAAAGCCCGCCGAGGCGAGCTTTTAGAAACTTATAATTTAATTAATAATAACATATTTCACACGATTCTTATCTTGTTCAGCTATCCTTAGTTTATTAATACGGTTATTTTCTTTAATAATAGCTACAACAAGACAAGTTGCGAAAATAGCAACATATACACCAACAAAAGCGAGAACATAAGTAAAATCAACGGCAAATAAAAGGAGTAATGTCCCTAATGCAATAAGCAGTATAAAAAAGCATTTTGCTGTAAATTGAATGAAATCACGCAACATACTTACCACCTTCTATAAGTTGAAAGTAACTGTTTTTCCTGTGGGTAATTCAACCGATAAATTTAACACGCCACCCATTGCTTCAATGTAACGTTTAACTGATGATAATTTAATGTCATTACCACGTTTTTCAAGGGCAACAACTGACGGCTGAGAAATACTTAATGCTTCTGCCATTTGCTTTTGTGAAAGCTCTAATTCTTCACGAATACGGTAAAGTTGTAACTCCATTCGCATATCGTCTGCCATAGCTTTCACTTTCGCTTGCTTTTCAGCTGGAAGATTATTCATCAGATCTTTAAATTTCACGCTCATTTTCTTACTCCTTAGTTAATTCAGAAAGGTAATCATCATAGGTTTGTTCCGCTAGGGCAATCATCTCTTTGTAAAAGAGTTTTTCTTTCTTGCCTTTTTTATCTCCGCCACATAAAACAATCGCTTGTCTGACAGGGTCAAAAATATAAAATAAACGGAATACCGATAATTTAGACTGTACTCGCAATTCTTTTAAATTGGTATATTTAGAGCCTTGCAGCGTATCCGCATAAGGTCTGCTTAATTGTGGACCTTCTGTTGATAATAATTCCAACGCCGCATAGATTTTTAATACGTCATCTTCTGCCAGCGTTTTTAACCAGTTCAAAAGTGGGTCTTGTAAAATTACTTCCCATTCTTGTTTCATACAGCTATTACCTTTCTTATTATTTATATAGATTTTAATCTATATAAAATGTAGGAGCAATAGATAATTTAACGATTTGCTAAATAATCAGCCACTCCGTCATCATCTTCATCATCCATTTTTTCTTGGTAAAACGGCATAAAATCAGATAATTCTGGAGCCTTAGACTTAGGGTCTCGATTTATCATTGCAAGCAAATGTGAAACTTGTGCAGTCCGATAATCCTCTCGCCATAATCCAAAAGGCTGTTCCTGATAAAACATTTCGTATTCTTGAAGATGATGCTCTGGCATTTGTTCGATTTCCTCAAGAGTTTTGCCGAGCGAAAGAGAAAGGTTTAGTTGGAACTTTCGTCGGCTGGTAAGTTTTTTGGCTCAAGCTCCGCAATGGCTTGGCTTAATTGTTCAAATACCGCCTTATCAAGTGCCGAAAGTGCGGCCAAATCCTCAGGATTTTTAGCATCAAATAAATTATTGCCTTGTTCATCACAAAGTCGAGTAGCTAATGTTCGAGTTAATCGATTAGGATCGTAGATTTTTGATAGTTGCTCAGTGAGAGTTATTTCATCGTTGAAAGCTAATGTAATGCCCTGCTCTTCAGCGATGCGAATTAACTCTTGTTGCTGTCCATAAAGGGCTTGATTCATTTCACCAACAGTAAACTCACGGATATAATAATTCTCGCCGTTTATTTTAATTTGGGTTATTTTAGGTTTATTGGCTAAAAGTTTTTCGCGTAAATTCATTATTTATCACCTTTGTTTTTAATTGAATTAATAATATTTGGGAGTCGCCAAGCGATGATGAAACATACGCCTAACACTAAATAAGCTAAGGTCGTTTCCCATAATCCATATTGCATAGCTTGCTCCTTGAATAAAGGAAGAAAGTTAGTTATAATTTCCAATGAAGTTTATTCCTTTTAAGTATGGTTTAATTGGAATGAAAAACCCGAGGAGCGCTAACTCTTCGGGTTTGTTTTTTTTAAGTGCGGTCAAATTTCACCGCACTTTTTTCTATGCGGAAACCGGCAATAAATAATCGCGTTTTGATTTTTTAATCGTCACGCCCGATTCAAATTTGCCTTTGACTTCACCGCTAAAATTAGGTGAGGTTTGGATAAATCCTGTGCCGTAAAGAGAGCCTTGACCATTTTTCAATATCATCATCCAAGGGAAGGTTTCTTTAGCATAAAACTTCTTGCGCAAGTCAGCTTGCATTGCGGTAGCTGGCGCATAGAAGAATGTTAATTTAATTGAGCCATACTCAATCTCACCTGCTTCTGTTTCAGTACCTTCAGAACACATGGTTGTAATATCTTCTTCACCTAATGTGTCGCCATCACCCTCAATCTGTTTAATCGCACAGAAATTAGATGACCATTTCACGGTAGCCACTTTAGCTGCTGCGTAACTGGCCGGCGCATCTTGGCTTGTCCAATCAACTTCATCTGCAAGTGTAATTAAGTCGTTGGTAACGGCTTTTACAGGATAATATCCATCAAGCGCACCTAAACCAGTTAACTTAATAAAATCCCCTACTTTGGCACCATGCCCTGCTGATGTAATGGTTGCATTAGGCTTAACCGTTACGGCTGTGACTGCTTTGCCTTCGGTTAGACCAGTACCTAAATAAAATTTAGTGCCTTGAAAAGGTGTAGTTTGTGTAGGCATATCTAGTCCTCATACTTAATTTGATATTTAAGGTTAGAAACGAACCAAGTGCGATTCGTCGTATCTTGCTCGTATTCGTAGCTAATAAGAGTCATTTCAGAAATATTTTCCGATAATTCATCATTAGATATAGCTATGCTTAATCGCTCTTTGATTTTGTCTGCAATATCATCTAATGCGTCGTCGCCTAAAGCAGTTTTCAGATAAATCGCGATATTTAAGGCTGCGGTATATTCGTGATGACAGAGATCTACCTCTTCGCACGAAATCTCATCAAGAAACACTGCGATAGCTGTTTTTTCTTGGTCAATATCAATAAATAAAGGGCGCCCAGAATAAATATTCTCAACACCCTTTATACTGCTTTTGAGCATATCCGACACTTGATGTCGAATCTTCTTATGAATTAGCATTTAATCCTCTATTTTTTAAAAATGTCACTCAACTCTCTTGTCAGTTCGACTCTGATCTGACTTGAATAATCTTTTAACTCATTATGGAAAGCCGTTGTTAATGGTCTAGATAACGGAATCTTAACAACATCAATTGAATACCGCTCTTTACCTTGTCGCTGCATAACGTGTTTACGACCATTTGCTAGAGTTTGAATAAAACCGCGTTGTATTTGATATTTGCCTATTCTGATTTGCCCTTTACTCGCTCGCATGGTTCGTCTAGGGTTTTCCAATAATCGAATTAACGGTAAATTTCTTCTATCAACTCGTATTTTTGCAACTGGTCGATTCGATGTTGCTTTTTGGGATAATCGAGCTCGCTTGCGGATTAATTTAGCTGGCACATGAATCTCTTTGGATACATTTTTTGTTCCATTTTTGATTGCACTTCTCGCTACCTTATTAATCGCTTTTGCTGCCGCTTTAGGCGCGACTTGATTAGCCAGTTTTTGGATATTAGCTTGTAATGCTGCCATCCCTTCAATTTTCACCGCCATATTTACTCCAATTGCAGTACGATCTTCTTATCTTCAAAGCTAAACCCTCGCACAACATATTCCTCTGTTGAAGAAGTAATGATATCTCCAAGTTTTGGCTTATATCCTGATGCTTTAAAAAGAGTGAGAGTACGCGTCGTGCCATTAATTAAGTAATCATCGGTGTAATTGCCACTCATTAGTTTTGGGCTTTCATCAAGCACAGCTTTGTATTTTTTGCCGTTGATAACATAGACGGACATCATCACATCTGATATGACTTTGTCCGCCTGTGCGAGCGCGTCATCAAACGGACTAAGCGTTGATCTTGACATCTACAGTGCCCATCGATACGCCACTAGCATTCCAAGCAATACCTAAACGCTTGTTACTACCAGCGGTAATGGTTGCACCATCGGTTGCTGACCAGTAAACAATTGCTCCTTGTTTAATATCATCTTCCGCTTTTGCTTTCACCGTAAATACACCTGTAGTTAAGCCAACGCCTGTTTCATTTTGTGCAACGTGAGATACTGCGATTACAGCAAGGTTTTCTAACATTACTACATCACCGCTTTTTACGTCTGCAGTAGCGGTAAAACGCACGGTGTTTCCGTCTTGTAGGTAATTTTTAGACATATTTAATGATCCTTTAATTTTGATAATAAAAAACCGCACTTTTAATCGAAGTGCGGTCGTTATTTATGGGATGTTAAGTTACTTATTGGTAACTTTTACAATTCCTCGGTAATCAATCACGTTAACACCTGCATCAATGCGCACCTTAGTAGATACACCATCAACAGTGAAACCTTGTTGTTGCTCCATATATGGCGTATCAATGCCGTCAAGGTAAGAAACTTCAATTGCCTCTTTGTTGATTAAGTACCAAGATTTTGGATCGGCAACTTGTAAACGAGCGGATTTAACTGTCGGCACAATGTCACGGATTGGATTGATAATACCAGAGTTAATATCAGCTCCCTCAACACTTGCTGAACCTAGAACTTGTTTAGCGCGAGTATAAAGTGAGGTTGGTAACAACATAAAATCAGGCTCAATTGCTAATGGTTCACCACGAGTATTGACAAATCCATTCATCATTTGAATTGCTTTATCAATATTGGCCACATCTAATGCAGCATTATCAAATGAGTTTTTGTGCGAGCCATCAAATAATTTTTTGCCATCTTGTGCAATCGCGTTACCGGTTAATAACGCAAACACTAATTTAGCGATTGTTGCACGTGCAGCTTGTCCCATTTTTTCAGGGATTTTTGTCAACAAGTGCATATCGTCATTGATGATTGCTTGACGAGTAATGCTAAATAATTGTCCGTAAGTCGCTAATGCAACGCTAGCGCCCTCATCACCGATTGTGCCGTAGGTGTACTCTTCCCCCTCACCGACTTGCGGTAAGTAACCAAAATCACCTAAACCAACACGTTTCGCCGCGCGGAAGTCGGTTAATGTGCCACGAGAGGTAAACTGATCAAAGTTTTCCGCCGCAGTTTCCCAACCTTTAAGCAAGGATTTGTGCGCCACATCAATTAAGATTTGACCAAAGTCGGAGCTTGAGTGGGTAAACGCTAAGCCAACCATACTCATTG